GCGCAGAGCCGCCTTTCTCGCAAAATCTTGAATTGGGTTTTAATCCTACGACTCAACTGTCGTCGAAACGGCTATTCGGCGACAAAGTTTGTCAGAACAGCCGTTAGACCAATGAAAAAGACTCGATCTGTGTGAAAGACTCGCCGGCCAATGAGGTGACTCGTTTGGCAGAAGTGCGGGATGGCTTCAATGAAAAGCACTCAACCTGGGTCTTGTTCCAGATGTTCCATAAAAGGGCGAGTTCCACCCTTGCCACCAAAATTTTTGTTGTAATTTTTTTTCCCCTACGCACGGAGCCAGAACTAGGGGTGATTTGGAACATCTGGAACAAAGGGGTGTTGGGCAGTTAAATTGACTGCTTTTTAAGCAGCGTGATAGCTTTTGGCTATCAAAAAGTGGGTCCAATGGAAAAAATAGAGCCGCCCGAAGGCGGCAATGAAAAGCACTCGGAGTGAAAAACACTCAAAGATCGTCGAGCAGTCGTCGCGCCCGTTCCGTCATGAAGGCCCGCACCTTGGACGGGTCAGGCGACATTCCAGTCTTTTCACTGAAGGAGGTGAAGCGTTCTGGATGTTTTGAATAGAACTTGTGGATGCCGCCGTCACCCGCAAGCCTGACCTTCCCAATGATTTCATATCCATCGTACTCAAGCATGGACGACAAAGCCTTGGGTCCGGGCCAGTCGATTCCTCTCAACAGCATGGCATCCTGCAGTCCGGTGATGTCCACCAACTCGCGGCATGCCTCAAGGGTCTCGTCCTCTTCGATGATGTCGTCGAGCACCTGGATGAACTCGGGCTTGGACTTGCGGACCATCACCTTCAGATGGCGAGTCTCGGGTGCGTCGCCGAGCGGGTTGAAAGTCTCGTGCTGCTCGTGGTCAAGGAGCCATTGCCGCAAGGCGCCTGCCGACTCGCCGAGTGCCCCGTACAGGCGGATGTAGTAGGACGGGTTGTCCTCCTTGAAGGCAAGAATGTCTTCCTTGCGCTGCCACTTCGAGAAGAGGACGAGGTAGCGGCGGCTGTTGTCGTCGAGCGGCAATGCGTCCTTGTAGTTCGAGAACAGCATGTACGACGAGGTGTTCGTCACGTTGATGACAGACTTTCCCTTGGGGTGGATCTCGATGATGTTGTTAGTGATGAACGGCTTGATCTTGTTGATCGCCTGCCACTTGTCACGCCCCTTCGTGCCGGTGATGCGAACTTCCTCGACGCAGCACAAGCACTGACCGTAAGCCCAATCCGTGAAGTCGGAATTGACGACAGAGTGGGCATTCAACATGGTCACGTTGGACACACCCATGACCGTTCGCATCAGTTCGGCGAAGAATGACTTGCCGTCACCCTCAACACCCTGCAGCAGCACGGCGTAGTTGACGTGCTTGCCTGGGTTCTGGACGACCCAGGAGAGCCAATCGAGCAGCAGTCGTTGCTCCTTGGGATCGCTCAACAAGTGGGCGATGTGCTTCTTGACCCGCTCGATGTTGCGTGTGTCTCGCGGCAAGACCTTCTCGGGCTTGTCCGGGATCTCGTGCTCGGGATAGGTGTTGGCGAACGTGCCGTCAGGTTCGTGGAAGATGGCATCGCGGCCGGGCATGTAGCGCCTGCCGTCGACAGTCGGGATGCGGTACAGCGTAAGCGCAAGCTGACTGGCCGACTGAGAGGGTGATGCCTTGCCGTCGAGAATGTCCTTCTTCGTCAATGCCTGCCTGTCGTACATGGCATCGAAGCCCTGCTTGGTGCATGTGATCTTCCGCTCGACGTGCAGGAAACGGTCATCCGACACGTCGTAGACCCATCCTTCACACCAAGACGGTGTTCGTTCGGACTTCTTCGGCAGGAAGGAGATCGCCTTCTTAATCTCGGTCAGCGACGTTTTGGTGCCGGTAATAGCGTCACGCCGTTCCTTCGCCACCACAGCCAGTGCCGACCGGGCAAGGCCGTCGATCTCGGCCGTCCGTGCCATCTGCCGGGCCTTCTCCCACGCTGCGAGGTCATTGGCATTGATGAAGGCGTCCTTGAGCTTGACCGACAGTTCGATTGCCGTGCGCTCGACTGCCTCCTTGGACAGCCGCAGGATGAAACGGGCGGTCAGCGGCGCACGCTTCTTGCCGCTGATGTCAAACGACTTCCAATGGCGCTCAAGGGCATCGGGGTCGTAGTTGTCGGCAGTCTCGCTCCATTCATTCCACAAGTCGAAGCCGGTTTGCCCGCCGTCGAACTGGTGATAGAGCGCCATGCCGACTTGCGACCATGTGTCGTAGTCGTCCGAACCGGGCACGAGCAGCAGGCGTGTACGCAGTTCCTCGTCACCGATCGTGACTGGTGCACTGTCCTCGACCCACGGGTTGTCGTGATCGACGGTGCTGCCCGTGGACGCAAGACTGTTGTGAGCCTTCTTGTGCAGATCCCAACCCTGCTTCTCGGCGTGTACCTCGAACTCGGCGATCAAGGTTTCGATCTTGTCCGCGGGCAACTCGGTCAGTTCACCGGCCCGCACGTTCAACGGTGACTTGCCGTTGATCCACTCATAGGGCTTGCCTGTCTCGGGGTGGATGTGGAAAGCAACGAACTGCTGCCCATCAGCCAGCACCTCGATCAGTTGTTTCTCACCCCACTCATCGACATAGACTGCCGATCGCCGCTTGCGGAAAGGCTCGACGGTGCGATACAGCAAGAGTCTCTTGGGCGCCTTGCCGATCCGCACGGGCGCTGGACCAATGTTTTCGATGCACCGTTGCTCGAACTGCAGGGCGGTCGCCTCGTCCATGCAGTCGATGTCGATCGCACAGGTGTACTTGGTCAGGATGCCGACGCCGGCATTCTTGAACCCGGAGTCGAGCCATTCGCGGATCTGCGTCTTGCTCGCCTGCGCCTTCTGCCAACCCTCGTAGCCCGGCGCCTTCTTGCCCTGCTGGATCGGAACGACGGTGTAGCCCTGCTCGATCAGGTTGATTCCGTGTTGCCGCAGGAAGTCTCGTGTGATCACCTCATCAGGCATTGCTCACCTCGCCAACATTCAACGGATCGATGAGCCATTCTTTCGGTAGCTCGCTTCGGCCAAGCACCCGTTCGATGGACTCGGCCATCTGGTCGGTGAATCGGCCGCGATTGATCGCGTTGAAGATGGACGAGTGGTTGCAGCCCACGTCACGCGCGAGGTCATGCATGGACGTCCGGCCGTACTTGCGCAGGGCGGCGTGTGAGAGCATGTACTTCAGGCGACGCTGCGCCCGCGTGAGCGGGCTGCGCCCCCTGTCGATCCAGGAGGGGAAGTGCATAGGGGGTCTCCGACGAGGCGGGGCAAGTATAGACTCAACAAACAGTTGACAGACAAGCGGAAGGTGCTACAGTCCATCCCGTCGCTGCTGTCCTTCCACGGCGCCGAAAGTGGTCCCTCCCCCAGCGAGTAGGTGTGACCGGATGGCAGCGACACCCTAAACCCGAAGACCTTGAGTCCGCGAGACACGGAGATGCTGAAGATGCCCATCGAACTCGTCGAGTCCGACGACAATCGCCGCGAGTGCTACACCGACCTGTTCAATGCCGTTCGTGGCTTCATGGAGGCCGCAGGACAGAGCACCGGCAAGTTCCACGCCCGACAGGCGACGCTCTACACGGGGCTCGTGCTCGAAGAGGTCGGCGAGATGATCGAGGTCATCATGCGAGGCTGCGTGTCCGATGCGCAGCAGGCGCACCTCGGCATCCTGCACAACACCCTGCGCCGGTACGCGAAGGAGTTCCGTGAGGGCTACCACAAGGGCGACATCCTTCGCTGCAACCACGCCGACCTGATCGACGCTCAGTTCGACACGGCATGGGTGGCTGTCGGTGCTCTCGTCAGCACAAGCCCGAACCCGGACGGCGCGATTGCGCACGGCGCCTTCACGAACCTGGACAAGTTCGTTGACGGCAAGGCGATCAAGGACAGCAACGGCAAGGTGCAGAAGCGGCCGGGCTGGAAAGGCCCGGACTTCAAGCCGTACACCGACAGCACGCCTCGGGGCTGACCCCACTTTCCCAAGATCCCGCCGAGCCGGCCACTCGGCAGCAGGGATTCATCAAGGCCAACTCTCTAGCTAGGAGATCGTTTCAATGTCCCTCGAACAGAAGATCGAAGAACTGACCGCTGCCGTCACTGCCCTGACCGCTGCGATGAAGGCCGGTGGCGCTGCGCCGGCTTCGGCCAAGGCGACCAAGGCCGAGAAGCCCGCTGCCGCCGAGAAGCCGGCCGGCTACGAGGCCAAGCACAGCCGCGAAGAGATGCAGGCCGCGCTGGGCGAGGTCAAGGAGAAGTGCGGCACGCCGGCCGCGAAGGCGATCATCAAGGACGTCGGCGGCGTCGACAAGATGGCCGAGATCACCGATCCGAAGGTGATCGACAAGGTGTACGAGGCGGCCAAGGCCAAGCTCGAAGAGGCCGACGAAGGCATGTGACCGGCCTTCTCCCGTGCGCTGCGGCGCGTCGGGAGTGCCCCGTTCTGACGGGGCATTTCGGTGATGGGGCGGCTCGCAATGCGGGTGGTTCATGTCGGAGTGTCTGCCTAGCGGCGGTCGCCTCATCACCGAAATGACAGAGCACCACATCAACCTCGACGCACTGGCTAAGGCGAAAGACGGTGGAGAGCATTCCATTTTTGGAGCTTCTTCGAGCCATATGTACTTGGCTTGCAGTGGCAGTCTTGTGCCTAATGTTCTGGCCGACGACGAGGCCGGATTCGACGCGGCATGGGGAACTGTCGCTCACGCCGTTACCGAAGACTGGCTCAACACCGGACGTCGACCAGACCATTACCTCGGCACGAAGCGATGGGTCGGCCGAGACATCGACACCGGGCACCTCATCGAGATCGACTCGGAGATGCTGTACCACGCGGGCCTCTGCGTAGACCGTTGCGAGTGGGAGCCCGGCGAACAGGTAGTGGAGTTGCACGTTGATTTCTCACACCTCACCCCGATCCCGAATCAAGGCGGCACGCTCGACTTCGCTGCGTTGCGTCCCGGGCGTGCTACGGTGTGCGATCACAAGTTTGGTGCTTCGCCGGACAACATCGTCTACGCCGAAGAGAACCCGCAACTGATGCTCTATGCCATCGGGTTGTGGCGCGATCCGCGGTTCGAGCACTACGGCTTCGACGACTTCATCATTAGGATCAATCAGCCTCGGTTGAACCACTTCGATGAGTGGCACACGACCGCAAGGCGGCTGCGTGAGTTCGAGGACTACTGTCGTGAGCGAATGGCTGCAGCGTGGCGCCTCGATGCACCGCGCACACCTGGACCGAAGCAATGTCGGTTCTGCAAGGTTCGCGCGACGTGCGCTGCAAACGCCAAACTTCAAGAGGATCTGATCAGCGGCGTGTTCAGTGACGAGACGCAGACCGTCGAGCAGATGCGCGACTTCGTGGCGCGACTTGACGACGACCTCGAACCGTTCAAGATGCACATGGCGCAGGCCGGTAGCCTGACGACCGCTCAACTGGCCCGCCTGCATCCGTATCGCCGGATGGCAGAAGCGTGGTGGGCTGCGATGGATGACGAACTCATGCGTCGCGGAAAGGACGGCGAGCACATTCCCGGAATGAAGTTCGTCGAGGGCCGCAGCAAGCGCAAGTTCATGAGCGAGAGCAAGGCAGCCGATGCGCTCGTGTCGGTCGGCGTGCCGCGCGATGACCTGTACCAATCGAAGATGATCTCGCCGAACCAAGCCGAGAAGCGGCTGCGCAAGGCCGGCAAGAAGCCCGACGAGATCAAGGAACTCATGTCCGACCTGGCGTTCAAGCCACCGGGCAGAGCCACCCTGGTTCCGCTTTCCGACAAGCGGCCAGCGGTGGAAGACGTGTCGGCTCTCGTGTTCGAGAACGACGAAGACCGTGAAACCGAAGAGGATCTGTGAAATGTCGACGATGGAAATCAAGAAGCGCGTTGCTAACGCCATTCTGTACACCAACGGGATGATCAAGATCGAGAACGTCCGGTTCTCGTACCCGCACCTGGACAAGCCTTACGCCGGCAAGGGTGGTGACGAGGACAGCAAGGCGAAGCCGAAGTACGGCATCGTCGGCATGCTGCCCAAGAAGACGCACGTCGAGGCGAAGAACCTGATCGTTGAGGCGATGAACGATCTGCTGAAGCAGAACGACAACGCCACGGTGAGCAGTGACAAGAAGTTCTGCCGCAATGGCGACGACAGCGACAAGACCGACACCTACGGTGGGCACTGGATCGTCTCGGCCCGCGAGGAACGGCGGCCGAGCGTGCGCAATAAGCGTGGCGAGCTTGTCAGTGAGCCCGAGAAGATCGCCGACATGATCTACGGTGGGTGCTGGGGCCACATCCTCATCCGTCCGTGGTATCAGGACGGGAAGAAGGTCGGTGCCGGCTACGGGAAGCGGCTCAACGCGGGCCTCGTGGGCGTGCAGTTCATCCGCGACGACAAGCCGTTCGGTGAGGGTCGCATCGACGACAGTGATGCGTGGAGCAACGAGGACGACGGTGAAGGCCCGGCCGGTGACGGCATGGACCGCGATGACGACGACGGTCTGTGATCGTTCGCTGATCCACAACCAGTAGTGACCGCAACGCCCGGGTGATGCCGGGCGTTCTTGTTTCGGCGATGAACAACTACACCGAAGACCGCCCCATTGCTCTCTGCGATACGGAGTGCTACGTCAACTATTGGTCAATCGGCTTCAAGTCTGCCGCTGACGGTCGCGTGCGCGTCTTTGAGAAGTGGAATGACAGCCCGCTTGACCGCAAGAGTATTGCGACGATCTTCCGCAAGTGGCGCGTGGTCGGCTTCAACTTCAAAGCCTACGACATTCCGATGATCCTGTACGCGATGAGTGGCGCCACGAACGGCGAACTCAAGCGTGCCAGCGATGAATTGATTCAGTACGGAGTGCCTTGGTGGACGATGCTCGACAGGCTCGGGCTGACGGTCCCGGACTTCTTCGATTGCATCGATCTCATGTCCGTGAGCCCCGGTGCTCCGCAGATGCCGAGCTTGAAGATTTACGCCGGCCGCATGCACTCTCGGAAGATGCAGGAACTGCCGATCGAGGTGGATGACCGCATTGACGAGAACAAGATCGAGGTGCTGCGCGCGTACCACGGCAACGACCTGGATGTGACGCATGACATGCTTGACGAGTTGAAGGCGCAGTTGCAGTTGCGCGCGATGATGAGCGTTGAGTACGGCGTGGATCTGCGCAGCAAGTCGGACGCTCAGATCGCGGAGGCTGTGATCAAGACCGAGATCGAGCGGGCGACGGGGCGAAAGTTGTACGCGCCTGACGTCGAGCCCGGCTATTTCAACTACGAGGTGCCGGACTTCATTCAGTTCCAGACCCCGACGATGCGCGAGGTACTCGACGGCATTCGTCGAACCAAGTTTGTCGTCGATCGGGCGGGCGTCGTCAAGATGCCCGACTATCTGAAGGACTTGAAGATTGAGATGGGGCGCTCGGTTTACCGCATGGGGATTGGAGGCTTGCATTCGTCGGAGACGCGATCCAGTCACTACAGCGACGATGAGTTTGTCCTTCTCGATCGTGACGTGACCTCCTACTATCCGATGATCATTCTTCGGAGCGAGTTGTACCCGAAGCACATTGGCCCGCACTTCCTGAAAATCTACAGCCGCATTTTTGCCCGGCGCATCGCGGCGAAGAAGAGTATCGGTACAATCGGGAAGAAGATTGACGAAGTGAAAAAGCGCATTGCCGCTTTGAAGGCCGAGTTGCGAAGGATTGAAGATGCCAAACCGAACTTACCACCCGCGCAACGTGCCGATTGAGGGCTATGCGCCTAGAGACCACCCCTTGTACTACTGTTGGTCGGGCATGTGGCAGCGATGCACAAATCCGAACTTCCCCGGCTATGAGAACTACGGTGGCCGTGGAATTAAGGTTGCACCGCGCTGGAAACACTTTGAGAAATTTGTGCAAGACATGGGTGCTCGCCCAAGTGAAAATTTCACTATTGAGCGCATGGACAATGACAAGGGATATTCGCCTGCCAATTGCAAGTGGGCGACGAGAACCACACAATGTTTGAACCGCAGGAAGTTTAAGAACAATACAAGTGGATTCACCGGAGTTGTTCAAATAAAGGGGAGATTTGAGGCTCGCATGGACTTTGAGCATGTGCGTTATCGAATTGGAAGATTTGATTCTGCTGAACTTGCGTTCAAAGCTCGTAATAATTTTGAGCGCAAGTTCTTTGCGAATCGGGATGATGCGGTAACTGCGATCTCGAATGAAACGGTCTGGTGTTCGTCTTCAACTGGCGAGCGAGGTATTACTCCCCATAAAGACGGTGGTTTTGTTGTCAGAGCAACAAGAGATGGTGTCCGTGAATACTTAGGCTACTTTCAGACGTTAGAGGAGGCACGAGATGCGCGACGCAAATTCATTGCGCTCTGAGATTGCTCGTCTAGAAGTTGAACTCGCTCAACTTGAGGCCGAACAAATGGAGGCTAAGAACACTGCGGAGTCTCTTAAACTGACGTTGAACGGCTCATTCGGTAAATTCGGCTCGCCATTCTCGGCGCTCTACAGCCCGAACCTGATGATCCAGACAACGCTGACCGGGCAGTTGTCGATCCTCATGTTGATCGAAGAACTCGAAGAACGAATGATCAATGTCGTCAGTGCCAACACAGACGGCTTTGTCACCAAGGTTCCTCGGGATTGCCGCGATGAGTTCAATCAGGCGTGCTTGGAATGGGAGCGGCGCACGGGCTTCAGCCTCGAAGAGACCGAGTACCGTTCGCTTCATAGCCGCGACGTGAACAGCTACGTGGCAATCGACAAGGACGGCAAGGTCAAGACGAAAGGCGCTTTCACGGCATCCGGCCGTGGTCTACCCGGAGCAGCGGGGCTCAAGAAGAACCCCGACATGGACATCTGCACCGAGGCTGTCGTCGAGTACCTGAAGCACGGCACGCCGATCGAGGAAACGATCGAGTGGTGTGCCGACCCTCGCAAGTTCCTGACCGTTCGTCGTGTCACTGGCGGTGCCGTTGATCAGGATGGAATAGAGATCGGCAAAGCTCTGCGCTGGTACTACAGCAAGGACGTCCGAGGCGGCTTCAAGTACAAGAAGAACGGCAACAGTGTCCCGCAGACCATCGGAGCGAAGACAATGATGGAACTGTTGCCCTACGTGCCGCACGACATTGACTACGACCATTACATCCGCGAGGCATACGCCATCCTGCAGGACGTTGGCGCCAAGACGGACGACCCGCGACTTCGCGGCCGAAGCGGCCGGATCATCGCCCGCTTGCCCGATCAGAAGACCTACCACGTTGTCGACGTCAAACGTGACATTGCGCTGTGCGGCAAGGGCCGTGAGTCCATCCGTGACTCCTGGATCGAAACGGACGAACAACCCGAGGGACGTGCCATGTGCGGCAAGTGCAAGAAGGAAATGAGATGAGATTCGAGCCACCGAAAGAACTCGAATCCGACATTCAGTCGGACATCATCGACTTCGCGCACATCCGAGGGTGGTTCGCCGTCAAGATCACGAGCCCGTCGCGTCGCGGCATGCCCGACGTCTACGCCGTGCGGGACGGCAGGCATGTCTGGATCGAGGTCAAGCGGAAGGACGAGGACGCGCGAGCACAGCAGGCTTACGTGGCGCGACTCTTGCGAGCGCAGGCGTGCGAGGTCTACTGCGTGGATGATCTGGATCAGGCGAGGGCGATCTTGAAATGAGCGACAACTACTACGAAGACGGTTCTCCGAAGCGCTGCTTCAAGTGCCGGTGCGAGACGTTCAAAGACATCTGTCGTAGTCACCTAGAAGTCTTGCCAAACGGCGATGGCCCGGCAATGGAAATTGAATATCGATGTGACGATTGCGGGACTACTGTCGCCTATTGGGCATACGGCTATTTTGATCCTTCCTATTCAGACAAACCCAAATGAAAGTCGTCATTGCTGGCAGTCGTACCATTACCGATATCACTGCCGTCGAGCGTGCCGTCAAGAGCAGCGGTTTCAAACCGACTGTGATCTTCAGCGGCATGGCCCGTGGTGTCGACACACTGGCCTTGCAATACGCTCGATCGTGCGGACTGCCCGTAGAGCGTTTCTATGCCGCATGGAAAGACAAGGACGGTGCCTTGGATCGCACAGCAGGATTCAAACGCAATGCTCAGATGGCGAACCTCGCGGATGCTCTAGTTGCTGTATGGGACGGCAAGAGCCGAGGGACTAAGGACATGATCGACCAAATGTGTGCGTTGAACAAGCCCGTCTTCACTTACGTCGTGATTCACGATGACCTTTGACGACCGCATCCGCGCCAAGTTTGCTCATGTCGAGCGCGACCGCGATGCGATGCACGGCTATCAGCGTGACATCGCTGTGCCGTTCATGCTGGCACACCCGTTCTCGCTTGTCTGCATCGACATGGGCTTGGGCAAGACGGTCTCGGCGCTCACCGTCATTTCCGATCTACTGCAGGAGTTCGCAACCGAGAAGGTACTTGTCATCGCGCCGCTGCGCGTGGCTACCGACACTTGGCCGACCGAGATCGCGGCATGGCAGCACACAGCATGGATGAACTACACGTTGATCCGGGCTGACGGGCGTCGCACCAAGGAAGACTGCGCCCGCGATCCGGCAACGATCCATGTCATCAACCGAGAGCAAGTCGAATGGCTTGTGTATTTCTGGAAAGAGAAGTGGCCGTACCGGACGGTCATAGTTGATGAAAGTTCAGCCCTAAAGGACCATAAGACAGCCCGATTCAAGGCTCTCGCCAAGGTCCGTCGTACCGATGGGCTGATCACGCGAATGCACTTGTTGACGGCGACACCTGCAGCCGAGACCTACGAGCACCTATGGGCACAGGTCTATCTGCTTGACCTCGGGCATCGTCTTGGCAAGAACATCACTTGGTACAGGGATGCCTACTTCAGCTACAACAAGTATTCAATGAAGTACAAGTTGCGCCCTGGCGCCGAGGACGTGATCTTGGAAAAGATTGCCGACATTACGCTCGTGATGAAAGCGAAGGACTATCTGCCTCGCACAGAGCCTACTGTCGTACAGCGCAAGGTGAAGTTGTCGCAGCACCAACTCGATCTCATCCGCAAGCTCGAACATGACTTCATCATCACGCTGACCGATGGCACGGAGATCGAGGCAAAGACGGCCGCGATGCTGTCATCCATGCTGCTGCAGATGGCGTCAGGGTCGGTCTATGAGACGCTGCTTGTCGGGGACTACGAGACCGAGGATCTGAAGAAGGTCAAGCGAGTCCACCATCTGCATGAGCACAAGATCGACACGCTCAAGGAGATGCACGAGGAAGCGCAGACACAAGGGGAGACGCTGCTTGTCGCGTACTACTTCCAATCCTCATTGGCACGACTGCGGAAGGCATTCCCGAAGGCAACCCTCATGGACAAGGAGGGGAAGTGCATCAAGGATTGGAACAAGGGGAAGATCCCGATGCTGCTGATCCATCCGCAGAGCGCAGGGCACGGCCTCAACCTGCAGCACGGCGGGCACATCCTCGTGTTCTTCGACCTGATCTACTCGCTTGAGTATTACCTTCAGACCATCGGCCGTCTTGACCGGCAGGGTCAGAAGAACCCGGTCATTGTCGAGATGCTTGTTGCGGAAGGCACGCGCGACGAGGATGTCTATGAGTGCCTGAAGAACAAGGGGGACGCGCAGGAGAAACTGTTCTCCATCCTCAAGCGCATGATTCGGAAGTTGAGGAATAAGGATCGTCATTCCTGAATTTCACCGTGATAGAGTAGCCCGGCGAGTTGGGGCTTTGCGCCCACCGTTGGGCGCACGTCCGCAAACGTAGATCCGAAGGTCTCCCGGTATCGCGTTGCGGACGTTTTTTTCTCCGTGATATATTCATTGCACACATGCGCTGTGCGATGAACAAGGCTTTGCTTCACTTCGAGAAGACGACCGGGCTAGGTCCGACCTATGCTGCCCGGCTGATCGGTGTCGCCTATCCGACCTACGCACAGTACCGCAGTGGACGCAGGACATTGCAGCGATACCACGCACGCCACATCGAAGCGTTGCTGCTTCTCTCGCGTCCCGCACTCGACAGGCTGATCAAGGAACATGCGTATGGCTAGAGCCAGCGGGACGGTCGTGACCGCTTCGGCCGAGATTAAGAAGGTCGACGTCGGTCGAGGTAGCGCGTCGGTCGACGATGCCAGCCGGGAGATGATCTTCCAAGGCTGCAACATTGCTCAACTTGAAGTGATCTTCCGCAGCGACTACCGGACGATCCGCAAGAAGATATTCGAGAACAACATCAAGCCGTCAGGCAGGCGAAACGGTTCTGACATCTACCACATTGCCGACGTAGCGCCATTCATCGTCAAGCCGTTCCAGGACATTGAGCAGGCTATCCTGAAGATGTCGTACAAGGACTTGCCGAAGGACTTGACGAAGGAGTTTTGGGCAGGGCAACGAAGCCGTCAGGACTTCGAGGAAAAGGCCGGCATCCTTTGGCGAACGGAGAAGGTGATCGAGGAAGTCAGCGAGGTCTTCAAGATCATCAAGATGTCGACACTGCTGATGCTCGATGGTGTCGAGCGGAATGCCGAACTGACCGAGCGACAGCGCAGCATCATCAAGGGGCTCACGCACGGGATGCTTGAGGAAACCGTGAAGAGAATCGAGGAACGCTTCAAGACTCCCGAGAACAGGTATGGCGAACATCAGGAAACCGAAAGCGAAGAAGACCTATAAGTCGGTCGGCGAGATCATTCGTGATCTCGCTCAGATGCTTACGCCTCCTGAGAACGTCAGCGTTTCTCAGGCTGCGGAGAAGTACCGCTACATCAATCAGCCCGGCGCTTATGTCGGCAAGTGGAAGAACTCGACCGTCCCGTACATGGTCGAGCCGATGGACACGTTCATTTCAAGGCGCTACACGGGGATGATCTTCGTCGGCCCAGCTCAGTCGGCCAAAGCACTCGACATCAGAACGCGGATAGCTACGCCGTCAGGGTGGACGACTATGGGAGATCTTCGTGTCGGGGATGTCATTTTTAGTGACGAAGGTAAGCCGACTCGCGTGACACTCGCAACTGAGGTCATGCACAACCATCAGTGCTATCGAGTTGTGTTTGACGACGCGACATCAATCGTCGCCGATGCTGAACACCGATGGCTATGCGACGACGACGTTCGTGAATGCGCTCGTGTTCTAACCACGGATGAAATTGCCAAGACTTTCAAGTACCGCAAGATTAGGAACAGATACGCGATAAAAAACGCAAAAGCTCTTGACTTACCGAAGATAGATCTTCCGATTGATCCGTACATGCTTGGCATTTGGCTCGGCGATGGACATTCGTACGGAAACTATCTCACGCTACGAGATGAGGATATGCCGTCGATTACGAAAAAAATTGAGTCGGCAGGCTATGTCGTTGAATCAAAACATGACGTGACTCAGGCGTCATACACGGTGACGATCGATCCGAACCCATCTAATAGACTGACTCACACGTTTAGGAAAACTTTAAATTGCATTGGTCTTCTCAGTACCGCCGAATGGCCGGTTAGCAAACGCATTCCTCAGATTTATCAGCGCGCATCAATTGAACAAAGATGGGAGTTGCTTCGAGGGTTGAATGACACCGATGGTTGCGTGGCAAACAATATTACTGTTGAGTTTTCAACTAGCGAAGACTGCTTGCGCGACGGTTATTTGCAACTATGCAATGGCCTTGGTATCAAGGCGCATGTTCGTGAGAGCGTTCCAACCTACACGTACAAAGGTGAGAAGAAGCAAGGACAGAAAAGCTGGAAGATCGCTTGGACTCCTACGTCTGAGCAAAGACCGTTCAATCTTGAACGGCAAATGTTGAAGTTGCGCAGCAGAACAGTCAAAAAGCGACCTACACACACAGGGCGTCGCCGCATAGTCAACGTAACTCCTGTCGATTCGGTTCCGGTTCGCTGCATTCAAGTCGACGCCCCGAGCCATCTATTCTTGGCAGGACGGCAGATGGTCCCGACCCACAACACGGATTCGCTCATCATCAATGGCATTCTCTATTCGGTCAAGGTTGATCCGATGGACATGATGGTGGTTTGTCCGACGATGCTCGATGCGCGCGACTTCGGCATCCGTCGTATTGACCGACTGCATCGCCACACGCCCGAAGTGGGCGAGATGCTGCTGCCGACTGCCGACGCTGACAACCGATTCGACAAACAGTACACGTCGGGCATGCTGCTGACACTTTCCTGGCCGACGCCGAGCCAACTGGCAGGCAAACCAATCGGCCGGATCGTGTTGACCGACCGCGACCGCATGCCCGATGACATCGACGGTGACGGCGAGCCGTTCGACCTTGCGTCGAAACGAACGACGACGTTCGGTTCATACGCCATGACGGTCGCGGAGTCGTCGCCATCGCGCGAGGTGTCAAACCCGAAGTGGATTCCGCAGACACCACACGAGGCGCCTCCGTGCGAAGGCATCCTGAAGCTCTACAACCGCGGCGATCGTCGCCGATGGTTCTGGCCTTGTCCGTTCTGCGATCAATACTTCGAGGGCAAGTTCACACACCTGACATGGGACAACGACCTTGCCGGGACGAACATGGACAAGGCGTCTACGGTTCGCATGGTCTGCCCGCATTGCGGCGAGAAGATCCACCCGGACTACCGGGAGGACATGCAGATGTTCGGCATTTGGGTCAAGGACACCCAGGGGGTCGACAAGGATGGACGGATCTTCGGGCCGTCCCCTCGCACGAGCATCGCTTCCTTTTGGCTTCGTGGTGTCGCCGCCGCGTTCGTGTCGTGGCGAGCCCTCGTTGAGAACTACCTGAACGCAAACGACGAGTACCAACGCACGGGCTCGGAAGAGGCGTTAAAGAAGTTCTACAACAACGACCTCGGTGAGCCCTACTACCCGAAGTCTGCGAACGACACGCGATTGCCGGAAGTGCTCAAGGCGCGAGCCGAGAAGTTCGCCGAACGCAAGGTGCCGGAAGGTGTTCGCTTCCTCGTGGCGGTCATCGACGTTCAGAAGAATATGTTCGTCGTACAGGTCTTCGGCATTCTTCCTGGCATCAAGTTTGACATGGTGCTTGTGGATCGCTACGACATTCGGAAATCAAAGCGCACCGATGACGACGGTGAGCATCTGTGGGTGAAGCCGAACACCTACCTTGAGGATTGGGACGAGATCACCGAACACGTCATCGAGAAGGAATATGAACTCGACGACGGGTCGGGGCGTCTCATGAGCATCCGATTCGTCGGTTGCGACTCGGGCGGTCGATCCGGCGTGACTTCAATGGCTTATTCGTACTACCGCAAGTTGCGAGAGGACAACAAGCATCGTCGCTTCATTCTCCTGAAGGGTGACACGCTGCCGAACCATCCTCGTACCCGCATCACCTACCCTGACAGTCAGCGCAAGGACATGAAGTCGGGCGCGCGAGGCGACATTCCGTTGCTGATGCTCAACTCGAACTTGATCAAGGACGACCTCGATGGTCGGCTCGACTGTCTTGAACCGGGTAAGGGGATGTACCGCTTCCCCGACTGGATGAGTGATTCATGGTTCGCCGAGCTTTGCGCCGAGACCCGCACCGACAAGGGTTGGCAGAACACCGCTGGGCTGCGGAACGAGGCATGGGACTTGTCCTACTACTGCATCGGCTTGTGCGTGTCCGAACTGCTGCGAGTCGAGAACCTGAATTGGGCAGACCCGCCCGGCTGGGCTGCAGAGTGGGACAAGAACGACTTCGTTCGAGAGCCTGAAAAAGAGGTGCCGTTTGCGAACTCGCTAAAATCCTCCTACGATTTCGCCCAATTCGGGAAAGCGCTCGCCTGAAGCGGGGGCCTTCGTAGCCGGGCAAGGTTTTATTTGAAAGGCAATTCAAATGCCAGCCATCATTGCCACGCAGACGCTTCTGACAGAAGCACGTAAGGCGTATCACGCCTTGGTGACCGGCACCTCACCCCGCGTTGTCGTTGACATCAGCGGCGAACGTGTCGAATTTGCTGCTGCCAACGCAAGCCGGCTCTACAGTTACATCCAGATGCTCGAATCGCAACTTTCGGTTGCCTGCGGCACGTCACCGACTGCGAACTCGAACTTCCACCCGGCACACTTCACCTTCTGACTGACATGCAACTCAGTCTCGACATCCTGCCGATCGCCGAGAAGGCTGTCGGCGGTGGGCTCGAAGGGGCCGACCGCACCTCACGCGAGACGTTCAACTGGACGCCTCCCATCATCAGCCCCGACCGGCAGATCAACCCGGTCAAGGAAGTAGCCGACGCCCGAGGCCGGGACTCGGTTCAGAACGACGGCTACGCGACCGGCGCGATCCACACGCACCGCGACAGCATCGTTGGTGCTCAGTTCCGCCTGAACGCACAACCTGATTACGAACTGCTCGGGACCGACGAGGCTTGGAGTGAAGAGTTTCAGGTCGCAGTCGAGTCCCGCTTCAACCTGATCGCGGACAGCCCGGAATGCTGGCTCGACGCGAGCCGGATGAACACGCTGACCGGCCTTGTCCGTCTCGCCATCGGCGGCTTCCTCTTCACGGGGGAAGTTCTTGCGACAGCCGAGTGGCTGCGACAGCGTGGCCGCCCATTCAGCACTGCGATCCAGATGGTCAGTCCTTCACGGCTGTCCAACCGTGACGGCCTGCCTGACGACAAGTTTTTGCGCCGAGGCATTCGTCGGAACATCTTCGGCGAGCCGATCGCGTACCACATCCAGATGGCCCATCCGACCGATTGGTGGATGGACCCCTCTGCCTTGCAGTGGCGCGAGGTTCCTGCTCGCAAGCCGTGGGGTCGCCGTCAGGTGATTCACATCATCGAGCAACTGCAACCCGATCAGTCGCGCGGCATCAGCGACATGGTGTCTGTGCTCAAGCAGATGCGGATGACGCGCCGGTTCCAGGAGATCACGCTGCAGAATGCCGTGGTCAACGCGACCTATGCAGCAGCGGTCGAGTCTGAACTGCCGCGTGAGGCTGTGTTCGGCGCAATGGGCGCGGGGCAGACCGGCTTTGCCGACATGCTCGGGCAGTACATGAACGCGCTGCAGGCATACATCGGCGGGTCGAATCACATCGCCATTGACGGTGTGAAGATGCCTCACCTGTTCCCCGGCACGAAACTCTCGCTCAAGCCGATGGGAACGCCCGGTGGCGTCGGCACGGGTTTCGAGGAATCGTTGCTTCGTCACACCTCGGCCGCGCTCGGCCTGTCCTACGAAGAGTTCTCCCGCGACTACACGAAGACGAACTACTCGTCGGCTCGCGCGAGCATGGGGCAGACATGGAAGTACATGCAGGGCCGCAAGAAGGTTGTTGCAGACCGCTTCGCCGGCATGATCTACGCGCTGTGGCTCGAAGAAGAGATCAACGCGGGGAATGTCCCGCTGCCGCCCGGATTCACGCTCGACACGTTCTACAACGACCCGGTGATGCGCGAAGCGCTCATGTCGTGCGACTGGATCGGAGCGAGCCGCGGGCAGATCGATGAGTTGAAGGAAACGCAAGCCGCTCTGATGCGAATCAAGGGTGGCTTGAGCACTTGGGAGAAGGAAGCCGGACGACTTGGCGAAGACTATCGCCGGCTCTTTAAGCAGCAGTCGCGTGAACGTCGAATGATGGAGTCCTTGAATCTTGCGTTTGGTCTTGACGCAACCAAGGAGGGAACAAACGATGCTCAAGCGACCATGCGAGACGAAGAAGGAGCCGGAGCATGATGAACTTCCCTTTTCTTCCAACCTACGTCGCCTTGCCGGCGCTCGCCAATGGAGTTCGTTGATGGCAGCGGAAAGGTTTTTGAACTCCGACCGTTGGCACATCGACAAAGGCATCAACATCGGAGTGATCATTCTCCTGCTGGCTCAGTTCGCGTGGTTCTGGACACGCGACGGCGTGCGAGAAAAGACGTTGACCGAACACGAACGTCGAATCGAGTCTGTCGAGCAACAGCGCACGGCTGAACGCCTCGCCACTCTCGAAGCTCAGCAGGCGGAACTCCGCAATCAGAATGCCGAGATCAAGTCATTGGTCTTGCGAGTTGACTCGAAGGTCGATCGCATCTCCGACAAGTTGAATGGCCGTTGAAACTTGGCGATTTCATAGCGATGTTCGCCAATCGGTACAATTCATGTCAGCATCAACTGAAAGGGCTCAGATGAGCGATCACGCAGCACGGTCAGCACTCACGCGGATGAATCTGCGCGAAGTGGCCGTTGCCGCGCACTACAACGGTCTTGCTCACGACCTCTCGATGCTCGCGGCCGCGCGGCACGAGGAAGCCGAAGCGGCTTTCATGGCACGTCGAGCAGACCTGTGTGCGGCATACGGCATGGCACCGCAGGCACAGACCAAGCCTTTCGCCTTCTCGCAGGGCATTGCGGTCATTCCGGTTCACGGCACGCTGATCAACCGATTCGGCTCTTCGTGG